TTTCTATGTATCTTCGTACTGTTACAAGGACTTCTCCATCAGTTGATAGGTAGAAATATTCGCCATCGTGCGGTGTATTGCTATCAATGACCCGTCTTTGTTTAACTTGTTCGGGTTGTTCTCCCTGGCTGTCGCTAAACTTGTTCGGGTTAATTGGGTTCATTGGCGCTTCTGCCTGGGGTCGATCCAAGAATGTAGCAAAATGTTCGGCTACATCGGTGATTTTCCACCTATAAGCCTCCATTAATATCTTGGATATGCCCCCAATCCCATCACCACTGTTGAAATCCATGCCACGCATGAAGTTTGGGCTTGACGGATCAATGTTTATTTTAAGAGATTGCCCCGCTTCGCCTGCTAATGAGCCAAGATAGAACTCATTCCGAACAACTCTTCCGTTTGGGTAGGCGTTCTTTAGTGCTTCAATCTGTACATATGACGGAACTTTTTCCGTAATCTCAGCGACTAAATCTTTTTGGTTGCCCCCATATATTGTATTGCCAACTACTCTCAATGACATTATATTGTCCTCACACTCATATTTACCACTTCAGGGGGTTAGCATTTACACGGTGCTGACCCCTAATTTTATTCACCCTTCCAACAAGTCTCCCTAAACTCACAGAACTTACAAAGATAAAAATCTTTGCTTTGAGCTATGCGAGGTAGAATGTCACCTGCTTTCGATGCAGTCAAGATATTTACTGCCTTATCACTTGCTGCTTGTGCCAAGTCTTTATCAAAAGGCACCAACTCATAGTATATTTCAGACGTATTTTTGTTTACGACTGTGAACAACGCGGGACATTCTGTTAGCTCCATATAAGCTTGATACAAAGCGATCTGCGTTGCATATGTCGGGTTTGCCTTTGCCACGCCCATGCGCTGAAAGGCTTTCCATTTGTTGTCTTTTGCTGACTTGTTCTCCCATAATGAGGGATAACACATGTCAACAGGACCGTCACAGATCACACCATCTATGTGTCCTCTGATCTCACCATCAGCAATTGAGAACCCAAACTGTTCTCCCATCTTATCTTCTGTCCTGAGATCAAAGCCTGCATCCTTTATCCATTTGGCTGCATAATCTTCTATCCCGTGACCGAACTCAAAGATGCGTAACGTCTGTGCGCTGAAGCCAGAGTTCTCATCTTGAGGATAATTTAGGTAGCGATACTGTATCTTACGGCTGCACTCATCGCCAATACTTGACGCTCCCAGGTACTTCCGCCGTTCTCTTCGCTCATTAACCCGAACAATTCCTTGATCTACGGCTTCTGCTATTGCCTCAATTACTGGATCAGAATGGGATGCTTGTATGGGGCCAAGCGCCCGTTGACTTAAAGTAATTTTCTTCGAGCTTCCCAATGTCAATCTCCGATGATAGTTTTATTGCCTCTTGTAATCCAAATATAAGTGTATGAACCTGATCTTCTGATAGATCACAAAATCTGGTTTCCCACCCGAATTTTTCTAGTATAAACGCCAATTCTTCTATTGGTTTTCTTTCTTCCATTAGTGCATTGCTCCCTCTTGCTCTGTTAATAAATCAATAATCTCATCTATCTCTTTTCTTGGAAGTTCACTGTTTGTGTACTGTAGCATCAGAATTGTAAGATCGTTTACAATGACATCCGCTGACCCGAACAAAACTTCGCCTTCTTCAGAATCTTCTAGCTCATCTTGAATAACTTCGTTTGCTGTATCTGTAATTTCTCTTAGGTCTTTAAGGTTTTTACAAAAACAAACATATTTAGTTTCTTCTGTGTATAATTCTCTTTCACTGCTACGCTTGGCTATTGATAAAATCATTTCAAACCTAGCCATCTTCTTGCCTTTCTATATCGTTATCTCTTAACCATAACGCCAAATCAGACAAAATGTACTTAAATTGTGAACACGGTATAATTGCCATGAGTTTACCGTCTTTCCAAATCTTCATTCCCTCATCGTAAACAGACCAATTTATCATAGGTAAGTCTCCACCGCTTGTTCAATTGCTGTTCGATTCCAGAGAAAGCTTAACATGCAAGCTGCTGTATATTTAGTCCACGAAAAGTCCATGAAGCCAATCTCAAATCCCTGTCTTGATAGATGCTCACGTTGTTTCTCTGTAATGTTCTGATCTAACCAACGTTTGGTTTTCTTTGCTGCACTTCCATCTTCAATCTCACGCAAGAAATCATCTGCGGCTGCGGTAGCCTGTGGCTTACCACCAACGGCAAGAATACGAACTTTGCCTCTACCGTGCTTACCAAAAGCCACTGATAGCTTTGATGTGTTAGCCACACCGACAAACCCCTCAAAACCTGTCGCCATACGCAAGCTGCCATCACCAAACAAATCAATCCAACGGAACGGTGACATTTGCATCAAATCGTATTCCGTCATGGTAAATGTAGATAGCTCTGACTTTTCTTCTTTCTCTGACTCAAAAAGATGTCCACACATTGGACACTCTTGAACGCCCATAGGAACAGGAGACTCGCACTCTGGACATTCTTTCAGAGGTGCTTCACCTTTTTCACGATCATCTAAATCAACCGCGTCTTCCAAAGACCCATGCGTGAGAACGCTTGTGCCAAAGTCAAGAACCACACAATCTGTTTTAACAACACCTGGGAACTCCTCTGGGTCAATCGTGCGTAGCCCACGACCAATCATTTGAACCATCGTACCCTTTTGTGAGCATGGCCTTGTAAGAACGATGCAAGATACAGGGGGAGCGTCAAAGCCCTCAGTCAATACTGAAACGTTGACAACTACCTCAAGATCACCATAGGCAAGATCATGTAATGTTTCGGCTCTTTCATCTTTTGGTGTGTCGCCAGTTACAAGCTTTGCATCAACATCGTACTCTACAAAAGACTCTAATAAATCTTCCGCATGTTTAATTGTGCTACAAAACACAACGGTCTTACGACCATCCGCATGATCCATCCATTCCGTCACAACTTTATCGTTAATGACTTTGTGGTTCATAATGGCTTCAACTTGCTCCATGTCAAAGTCGTTACCCTTACGAGATACGTTGTTAAGCTGATCCCCCACACCACAATCAATCACATATGATTTAGGTGGCACTAGAAATCCTTCACGAATTAATGTTGTGATTTCGATCTGATGTGAGCAATTATTGAAAACACTGCGTAGCCCTTTGCCATCGCCACGATTTGGTGTCGCGGTAAAGCCAACAATCTCTGCGTCTGGATTGTCTTCTTTCACTGCGTTAATAACTTTTAAATATGTATCGGCTGCTGCATGGTGACTTTCATCCACCACAATCATGTCAAATTTTGGACGATCTCTTAGGTTTCTCTCGCGTGAGATTGTCTGCACCATTGAGAAGATTGTACTGCCATCCCAATTTTTGACTGTGCCGTTTACAATGCTTGTTGTGATGTATGGGTTAATACGCTCAAACTTGGACTTGTTTTGATCTACAAGTTCATCTCGGTGTTGCATCACCAAAATCTTTTTACCGTCTTTGTAACGTTCACCTACGAGCGCGGAGAGCATAATCGTCTTGCCTGCTCCAGTAGGTGCTACAACAATTGTATTACCGTGTTTGTCTAATGCTTTACATGCATCACTAACAGCGGCCTCCTGATAGGGGCGCAATAACATGTTGGGAACTCCATTGGTCTAGAAAAGAGGGGGAGTATTTGGCCCACCGCTCCCCTTCGGTGGTCTAGCAGGTGGAATAAACCTGTGCCGCTAGCTATCGATTAGCCCAACTAGGTACTGCACCACTCGCTACTGGCGGCTGTGCCTGTTGCTGTGGTTGTGCCAATTGCTGCGCTGCGGCAGGTGTCTGAGACATTGGCACTTGACCAGAAGGGATAAAATCCTTTTGGTTAGGCGTAATGGCTGCGGTCAACTTATTCTGATCCGAATAACCATTAGTGCCTTTCTTGATGCCGACCTTAGCGCAAATCTCCATACCATTCAAGTCATTTACGCCTTGAATCTGTCTACGAGCTTGTGCTTCGGGTGAAACATCAGTTGGAACGATGTTAAATGCGCTTTCAATAATAGTTCTGAGCGTTGATAAACCAATCTCTTTAGCTTGTGGAATACCACTGTTGCCAAGCTTATCACCATCAACAAAGATGCGATCCCAGAACTTACGTCTATCATGGTCGCCGCCAATGACTGTAAACTCTAGCTCCATCCACTTTGCTTTAGAGGACTGTGAAGCCTTGAACCAATGACCCGTTCCAAACTCTGGAATCTCCATGTCACCAAGTTTTACGTTTATCACCGCACGGCACACCGTACCCGCAGGAATTAATGTGCGCTCCATCTGTGGAGCTTCTGATACGTTTGCATTGTTTAAATTAAGCATTTACTACTTCTCCTTCTCTAGAATGCTGAGTGTTTGGGTCTACAAAATCAAGCGGTCTTTCCGCCTGTGGTGCGCCCACACTCATTTTATTTAATAGCTTACCAAGATGTGGCTCTTCTAATGTGTCAAGCCTACCAGAACGATCCTTTGCAGGATAGCCCCACTCGTTTAAGGCACCGCAGATGAAGGCACGATATGGGCCGTTGTCTCCCGCCATCACAGCCATCGTAATCACTTCATCCACGATCCCTGGTAGTTCTCTGCCAGTTTTAGACCCTTCGATCTGTAACGCATATTGCTTGCGTCCATAATCATCGGTAACTTCATCTAAAATACCAACAAAGACCACGTTCTTTGAGCGAATGTGTTGTAGCTGTGTAAGCCACCCCATCATTTCGCGCCCATGCAA